CCACATGGAGTTTTTGATTTTAGATTCGAGGTTCGTCCCTCGATGACATTATTGAACAGTATCTTTTTTAGTTATTTCAACCTAGATTGCCAGAGTTTTTATAGTACCCTTCATAGGACTCATCTCTATGCAATTATGGTTGTATAGAGTTTGCTTATTTTGGGTGCGTACTAATTATTTCTTGTAGTTTTTTGTTGTTAGACTACTTTAGTACCACATATCTTCGTTCATGTATTATTAAGATCAAATCTTCATAACATGTTGTCATATATACTCGTTGCAGTTTTTAAAGCTGCTGGAAAACGTTATTTCCCGCCATTCACGCGATAGTTGAAACCCCCGCAGACCATCTATTTCTGCATTTATGAACCAGTCACCTGCTGGTTCACTATCTCCAATAGACATTTCTACGGTGTTTATTCATTGGCTTTGCCCGCTCAGTAGCGTAACTACTCGGTTTGGGAAGACTGTCTGTTAACAGTACGAATTGGACACTAGTCTCCTTTTTAGTGGACCCACGTTATCCACTGGCCTTTTGGCCAACGCGTTTCATGCGCGCTAACATGGACCATCTTTCCGTGTTTTCATTCTATGCTTAGCATAAACTGATCAAGCACAAGATCTGAAGTTGTAATCAACAACAACCGACCAGGGGACATGGTACTGCCTCAACCAGTGATTTTGATCAAGTTTGAGACTCTGAGGAGAAAGATTGCCTTTCTCAGAGTATATTTAGGCTACAAGGCCCGGGGGGAGCCATAATCCCTCATTACAGCCCAGATGGTTAAGGGTATATACCATTATTTCTCTATGTCTGGAGATCTTAAATGGAGAAACCCTGCGCTTAACGTCAGTGATTCTAATGTCACTGTCTGCCCAGGTCCGGTAACGCGGTTAGCGTCCCCAACCACAGAACAACTTAAATCTGTTGGTTCAAACTTTTTTCAAGGTGGTATTGAAAATAGTATTGACGATCTCGATGTTCACATCCTATTTGCCGAGAGTAGGAACTTAACGTCTGATATTTCAGATGAAGTTGTGGCTATTCATTCTGAGTGGAGTGGTTTCAACCACTTTAGAGACTCAGAACCCCCGTATGCTCATAATAGTGTTCTTTATAATGTTGATTGTATGAGATGGGTTGTTCCTCTTGTTGTCTTATACCTTTACATTCTTTTTAGATTATTCTACTTTCTGCTCCCTTTTATAGAGCAATATCGTAGAACTAAACGTCGGGAAAGAATTAATGTGTTAGATTTGCGCATCTATGAGTTGAGGAAGAGCATACACAGTAGAAGATATAAGTTGGTTATGCACCAACTTTTGTCTGAGTATTTACCATATCCTCCCACATGTGTTACCGTACGTGACATTTGTGATTATGTAGATGATCAGGCGTATTATAAGATGAGATTGGCAGATTTGCGTCCGCCCCCTCTAGTGATATCAAACAGTGAACCTTGTTGGTCTTCTCCAGATTCAGAGGTCAATTCTATCCTAATGTCTCGGTCGAGTTCATCTGAAACTTTTATTTGTAACTTTCCGGACAGACACAATAGGTTTGATCGTCCCTCATCTCTTCAAGTTCCTCAATCTGATGTCGTTGATGCGACTTGGATTAAGAAGCAAAGGGAGAAGCGCCGTCTTCGTAAGAAACAAGATAGGACGCCTCCAGTCATTCGTCCTGTTCCCCGTAAGGTACCACCACAGATTGTTCCTGACATAACCACCATTGAAACACAATCAGGTGGGAGTGAAATTCCACGTCCTCCTCCTCCTGATCCTGCTTTTGAAGGTATGGATAATCCTGAGAATGATCATATTAAACATAATTTGTATAATATTATCGGAGGATCTATTACAGATCCATGGTTACGTGTTATATTTCCAGTTATATGTACAATCACTTCGTATCAACCCAAACTTGCTGAATTTTTCCCAGTAGATGTCACTGGCCATTTTATTGAACAGGCTGTTCTTCTTGTGGTTAACATTTCACAAGCTTCAACGTATCAACACGCGGTCACCATATTTACAGCATTTCTGCATCAATATCTTAGTAAATCAGTTGCTGTCACTCTCAAGGATATGCTTGTTTCTATGTTTCAAAAAGGTGAGATTGAAGTTCAGGCTGGTTGGGACACTTGGGCCAGCATTCGTGATGGGCATACCAAACTACAATCAGAATCTCTTGCGCCCTTGTACCACAATGCCAAGAAGATTATAGCTTTGTTGGCATTTTCTGGTGTTTGTACATCTGCTTCACTCCCTTTTGGTAAAGAATCGTTTGATAGGTTTCTCGACAATAGTAAGTTGAAAGAATTTGATACTATGGATTTGACGTGTTATGCCATAGATGTCTTGAAGTTTGCTATAGAACAAGTGCGCGTCTTGTGTCAAGAAGGTTTTAAGGGTTGTTTGTTTGGAGACACTCGGATGATAGCATTTGATAAGGAGTATTCATTCATTGTGTCAGCAAGTCCTTCTTTGGCCACTGGCACATTATCTGATTTGGGAACAACCCCGTCGGATTATGTCTTGCGATTGACTAAGCTTCTCGAAGAGTGTACATACTATATGAGTACAACTAAAGGAGCTGAAAAGAATGTCTTTTGTTCAAAGCACCTTAGGTTGACTCAACTTTTTGCTGACTATCAGACATCACTTGGCCTAGTGTCACTTAGGTGCAAACCTTATGGTGTATTGCTTTATGGCGAATCTGGCGTGGGTAAATCTTGTCTCATTCCTGAAATTAGTGCGCTTTTTCTTCAGTCACATGGTTACCCTTCGACGGGGAACGTTGTGTGCACACTAAATCCAGATGATAGCTATCAGAGTGAGTATAAACCACATCATGTGGTCGTCGTACTTGACGATATAGCTAATACTGCACCTCAGTTTACTAAGACTAGCCCTCTGGAATTAGCTCGTGCAGTTTTAAACAACAATGTTTATTCTGTATTGAAAGCTGACGTTGATAGCAAGGGAAAACTGAAGATGGATGCAAGGCTCATCATAGGTACTTCTAACGTAAAGAGCCTTTTGGCTAGGTTATATTCTAATGAACCAGCATCAGTTTTACGTCGATGGGATTGTGTCGTAACCGTTGTTGTAAGGCCAGAATACCTCATTCCAGGCACAAAGATGCTTGATCCAGCCAAGATTGATAATTCAACTTATCAGGACAAATGGTTATTTGACGTTGAATCCGCTTATGCTGTTGAGCGTGCTGGTGGTAAGAGTGTTAATTTTGAACCTCGACTTGATAAGGATGGCAAACGCATGATGGGTATTAATCAAAGTGAGTTTTTTGAATTCATCCGTTGGGATTCCCTACAACAGAGGGTTCGCCAAGAGGCTTTAGTGGCTAGTAATGATGATGTTTATACTCACGATTTATGTTCACATGGTAATTTACCCAAGATCTGCGCACATTGTAATGTCGTCATACAGCCTGAGAGCTTTAGGACTGCTATTTCAAGTGTTATGCCAAAGGTTAGCTTTAGTGATATGGTGTATTACAATGAAAGATGGTTACGCATTTACCAATATTTATCCCAAGTTTTCATTTTGGACAAGCTTTTCATCTTGATACAGGGTTATCTATTAGATCAGGTGGCCAAGCTTTGGTGGAAAATAGTTGTAACGAGCTTGTTGGTTGGTTCAGGAGTTGGTTTGTTGACTTTTCTTATCACATATCATTTTTGGACTAGTTTCCTTGTGGGGTTTGTGTGCGCATCATGTATATTTGTTTGTATGTGTGCCACTCATGCCTATTGTATATATGTGCGAGGTTGTGATATAGCTCTAAGTGTCACACGCACGGCAAACACCCTTAAAACAGCAGTCCTGTTCGGTTGCTTCTTGTCTATCCTTGCAAGTATTAGAATGTGGTATAGGTGGTCAGGATTGGCCACACAGAGTGATTGTGTTGAACCTATGAAGCCGGATTCGGTTCTTAAAGTTAATAGGTGGCCTAAAGCTGTGCGGAATGTTGTTGAGATCGGTCATCAATGTTCGACAGCTACCAAGGAACATGTACAGAGAGCAATAGTCCAGTCAATTGCATTTGTAACCTTTCATCTTAGGGATATTAACAGCGGTGCTGAGTTTCTTGAACATTGCAATATTTTCCCCCTCAGGGGCTTGTATTGGCTTTGTAATTGGCACGTTTTGCAGCACGATATTATCAGTGTATCTGGTATACGTCAACCTAAGGACTCTGGTTCCGCTACAAGGAGTTTTACGTGTGAGATAGTGCAAAAGGCTAGGATTGTCTCAACATCATATAGTTCAAATGATCTGGGCATTTTTATGATGTACGGCGCAGGAACTCAGGCTGATTTCACTTATCTCCTGCCTAACAGTCGCCCAACTGGGTCTAAGGCATGTAGATGGATACATAGGAATGAGCATGGTGTTATAAATAGTCAAGAAATTAATGTAAAGCTTCAAGAGATTAGTGATGTGAGGGGCATTGGGAAATATTGGGGTGTTAAGTTTGTGTCTGAACTGCCAACAGCTAAAGGTCAATGTATGGCACCTATGATTTCTCTTGACACTCCACATTATTTGGTTGCTTTTCATAGTGCTGGTAACACTGGCGCCTTTGAAGGACGTGGTCATTGCCTCTTACGCTCAGAAGTCATTGCCACCATTGAGAGTATGCCTGATACCACTTTGAAGTTTGATGCTGCTAGCAAACGTGAACTTTATACAGGACCATATTCAATTATAGGCGATCCACATTATAAGTCACCTTTCAATTTTATGGATGAAGTTGTTTTCGATTCATATGGCGCTCATAGTGGTCATAGGAAGTTTTATAGATCATTAGTTTCAGACAGGCCCATAAGTGTGCATGTGGCCAAAATCCTAGGTATGGAGAAGAGACATGGTCCCAACTTAACTATAGGTTCATACGAGCCATGGCGGACAGGTCTTATAGATATGGGTACACCTACATATATTCCTCATAGACTTCTTAATTTGGCTGTGGATGATTACTTACGTATGGTTGATCGTATCGTGGAAGCATCTCCTGAACTTTTTGATACGGTACATCCACTCACATGGACTAATGCTTGGGCTGGTGCTGATGGGAGTTATGGGATTGATTCCATGCCTTTATCAACTAGTGCCGGTTGGCCATATAATAAGCCCAAGAGTGCGTTCATTGATCGATCGGATGTGCCACATGATAATGTCTCTGAACCATTTGTTGTGCCGGCTGAATTTCAGGATGAAGTTTTGAGGTGCGAGCAGGATTATAAGGATGGCAAACGGTGCATGTTCGTTGCACGTATGAGTTTGAAGGATGAGGCTGTTAAGTTAACATCTACCAAGCCGGCACGTCTCATAGCAGGTGCAAATATGATCCAAACTGTGATTATGAGGAAATATTACCTACCGATCTTTAAATTCATAATGGAGAATGCCTTTGACTTTGAGTGTGCTGTTGGCATTAATGCAGCTGGGTCACATTGGCAGAGATTGTCTAAGGTGCTTGAAACTTTTCGTAAGGATCGCACCATAGCAGGAGATTATGCCAAATTTGACAAAACTATGGTCAATATGATCCTTTATCTGTGTTTTAAGATATTAATACATGTTGCAGAGAAGGCTGGTTACAATGAGACACAAATTGTGACTATGCGTAGTATTGCTACTGATATTTGTGAACCTGTATATGAGTATAATGGAGATTACATTGGGGCTTATTGTGGCAATCCCTCGGGTCATCCAGGTACTGTTTTCATAAACAACTTGGGAGGCTCTATTTACATGAGGGTTGCTTATTATGAGATATATGGAGAAAAACCACCTGGAGATTTTTGTGACAATGTGAAACTCATTTGTTATGGTGATGATAATATCATGACTGTTAGTGAAGCAGTGCCTAAATTCCACCACACCAATATCCAGAAGGCTCTCGCACCCTATGGTGTGAAGTACACTATGGCGGATAAGGAGGCAGAATCTGTGCCTTACATAAACCTAGAGGATGCTTCTTTCCTCAAAAGAGGTTTTAGGTTTGATGAGGAAATTGGGGCCTATATGGCACCCCTAGATGAGCTCTCTATATCTAAGTCGCTTCATGTTGGTGTTCCCAGTAAGGAATTATCCCCAGAACAAGCCAGTGTCGAGGTGATATTTGGAGCCCTACGTGAGTGGTTCCAACATGGTCGCGTTATATTTGAAACGAGACGCGATCAATTGAATGAGGTTGTTGTGGCAGCTAATCTTGGTGCTTGGATGCCCTCACCTCTTCCTACATACGAGTCATTCCTCGATGACTATCGTACAGATAGGGATGAGCTCGACCATTCGTGGCTCGATTCTAAGCTCTCCTAGAGGAGGTTGGTTTTCTTATTAAACCGGCCGCACCCATGCGGCTTCGCTAAAAATGGGATGGTACATCTGGTTACCAATGTATTTAAATGTTGTGTCTTATTTATATTAGGCTTTTGTATCATATGTTTGCGGTGTTATTTAGCACCTGAGGACCGCCCTCAAATCACACACACCCCACCTTTCTCTAACGCGGGAATTGATGGGTTAAATATGCGTTGCCACCACTACAAATAATGGAGCTGGTAATACTCCTACAACTTACCAAACAAGCGCTGCACCACCAGTTTCTTCGAGGGGAACGGTGCAGTTTCGAGACGCCCCAGAACAATGGGACGTTGAGTTACCCTCACACTATGACATGACTAGGAATTCAGGTGTTTCTGATGCTTATGACCTAAATGATTTCTTCGCTAGGCCCATTCAAGTCAAAAATTTTACCTGGACTCCTCTCCAGACTTTGCCATTTGGCGAGACTTTCAACCCTTGGACTCTCTTTTTCACTAACAAAAGAGTAGTCAATCGCATCAGCAATTACAATTTGTTGAGTGCTCAACTCAAGGTCAAATTTCTCGTCAATGGTAACCCTTTCCTTTTTGGGAGGCTCATGGCTGATTATCAGCCATTGCATCTTGATGATACTGTAACTGACGCTTCAACGTTACCACCTGAAAACATCATAGCAGCTTCCCAGAGGTTAAACATTCTGATTGACCCTACAACGTCTCAGGGTGGTGTTATGCACCTACCCTTTTTGTTTTACAAGAATAATATGTCGGTCCCTTTGGGTGATTGGCAGAGCATGGGTCAAGTCCACATACGCGAGCTAGTTGGTCTCAAACATGCCAATGGTGCCACAGACCCCATTAACATAACAGTTAGTGTTTGGGCCGAACAAGTTCGCCTTTCTTGCCCTACTAGTACCAACTCTTTTGGCATTGTTGCCCAATCTAGTAGGACTGCCGTTGGAGAGTATTCTTCTTCTCCTGTGCAGAACATGGCATCAGCGGTTTCAGCAGCTGCTGGATCTTTGTCCAATTGGCCTTTCATTGGGCCATATGCTCTTGCGACACAGATGGTATCTTCAACTATAGGCTCCGTTGCACGTATATTTGGATTTTCTGCTCCAGCTAATATTAGTGATCTTACAACTATGAGGTCACATGCTGTCACTAGGTTGGCTAATACTGATCGTAAAGATGATGTTTCTAAACTCACGACTGACTCTAAGCAGGAGCTCACCATAGACCCTTCTGTTTGTGGTGTGCAAACTGGTGATGAGTTGGTCATATCGACTATAGCTACTAAGCAATCTTATCTCACATCTTTTGATTGGACTGTCGCTAGAGTTAATGGAAATCACTTATTTTCATGTAGGGTCAACCCCATACATGTTGTCAGTAACGGTACTAGGGAGTACATCCCAGCGTGCTCCTTTGCTGCCATACCCTTCAAATATTGGAGGGGAACCATGAAATACAGGTTTCAAGTTGTTTGTTCTGCTTACCATCGTGGCAGACTTTTGGTCACTTATGATCCTTATGTCTCTGTTACGCGTGAGTTCAACACAGCTTTTACAAGGGTTGTGGATATTTCCAACGAGCGTGATTTCACTATTGAGGTTGGCATGGCTAATCCCTTGTCTTATCTTGAGCGTTATCCATCGTTGTTTAGCAACTTCCGCACAGCTTCGGTATATCCCTCCACTCTTGATTCTGCTAACGGTTCTTTAACTTTGACTGTTCTCAATGAGCTGACTGTCCCCAACAGTCTCGCTGACAATGACATTGTTGTTAACGTTTTTGTCAGTGGCTGTGATGATCTTGAATTTGCTGTACCTACTAACGATTTGATGGCTAACTTGGTGTTGCATTCAGCTATTGAACCTCAGTCTGACAGAGAGCCAGTGTCAGAGGTCATTCCACCTGCTGAGAATGATCCCCTTGACGCAGCTCCAATTGAGCAGGCCAACTCCTGCTTGGATGATGATTCTACCAATTTGGTGTACTTTGGTGAGAGTGTCCCTTCTTTTAGGGCTCTCCTCAAGAGGTACAATTATCATTCATCTGCATTGGCTATTGGATCTGCCATCGGTAATATTTGGAGGGTCGTCCAACCTGACTTTCCTGATCCCCGTGGTTATTATACATGGGGTGCTAATTCTGATGGCACTGACAAAGTCAATTATAATCCTACCACATTGCTGAATTATTTGGCCCCTGCATATCTTTGTAGGCGTGGTGGTTTGCGCTCTAAATACATGTTCACTGGGGACATAACAAGTACTACTCCTTGTATAGTTGTTCGTGAAACCGATGTCGGCGATGATCGCCATTCCAATTCAGAGATCGGTATCAACATAACAGATAAGAATTTGTACGCGTTAGGACGTCAGAGTTCTTGGCCCATGTCTTGGCCAGGTGCTGAAGTGACGGATTTGAACATTCAGAGCACAATTGAGGTAGAATTGCCTCACTATAATAACCTTCGTTTCCAAGTTGCCAAGAACGTTGACATGCCCGCCAACAATCGGGCTTTCAACGTCAACTGGCATAGCATTTATACTACTATCACCAGCGGTTCAACCCATTCTGTTGACCGTTATGTTAGTGTTGCTGAAGACTTCAACCTTGTTTTGTTTCAAGGTTGTCCAGTCCTTGGAGAAAAGGATTTTTAAAATCTCACATCGGGCGTGAGATCTCCATATGGAGTTTGCCCGCATTTTATATTTTCGGATTAAAGTGCGTGCGCACTTGTCCGAACTTTCTTAATGTGCGGTGCCACCGGCATTGTAAATATTGTATATATAACAAGGGATTTTCATCCTGCCTGTTTTTGGGTAGGGGAGTTTTTGTTCCCG